CATTGAAGTTGTCATTCTATGCAATCAAACTTGGAATCCAGTCAGCAATGTTGGCTTGGGAAGATTCCTTTCTTGGTGGTGGTGATGAAGGCAAAATTGCACAATTGACTGCTGACATACAAGAAACAAAACAAGCACTTTCTGAAACAACTGATGCAATTGTTGAAGCTGGAAAAGAAGTGGTTTCAAATCTTGGTGAAGCAGTGACTGAAATTGGTTCTGTTGTTACTATTGCAACTGACACTGCCGTTGAAGGTGTGAAAAAGATTTCAATCAGCAGTGCAATTGAAACTGGAAAAGCATTGGCTGATGCAAAGAAGAATGAAGAACTGCTTGAAGTAATAAGAGCAAAACAACAACTTCAAAGTCAACTTCAAGCAGAACAACAAAGACAAGTGCGTGATGACATCACAAAAACATTTGAAGAAAGGATTGCCGCAAATGACAAACTTGGAAAAATACTTGATGAACAACTTGCCAAAGAACAAGCAATTGCAGATGAATCAGTACGGATTGCAAAACTTGAACTTGACACCAATGCAACTTCTGTTGAATTACAAACTGCTTATCAACAAGCACTGCTTGAACAGATAGACATTGAAGAAAGAATTGCTGGTCAAAAGTCAGAACAATTGACAAATGAAGTTGCTTTGATGCAAGAAAAGAAAGATGCACAAGAAGAACTTCGATTGGCAACAATGTCTGATAGGGAACAAGAATTGGAATCACTTGCACAAGACTATGCGGCAAAACAAGAACTGGCAAGATTGGCTGGTGAAGAAGACTATCTTATCACTGAACAATATGAAACAAACCTTGCCGCACTAAAAGAAAAGTTTAGAAAAGAAGATTTGGATGCCGCAGAAAAATTGGCAGATGAACAAAAGAAAATTGAAGAAGCAAAAGCAGAACAAAAAGCACAGATTGAACAAGCATCATTCACACTTGCAAAATCTTTGTTTGCTGAAGGTTCAAATGCTTACAAGGCTTTTGCATTGACAGAAATTGGAATTGACACTGCAAGGGCGGTTTCATCTTTGACTGCTAATTCTGAATCCAATCCAGCCAATGCAGTTACATTTGGTGGTGCTGGTATTTTGCAGTTTTTATCTGGTATGATTAGAATTGTTGCAAACATTAAGAAAGCAAAAGACTTACTATCAAGCAAAGGAAAAACACCATCTCCTGGTGGCGGTGGTGGTGGTGGTGGTGGCACTGATGCACAAATTGAAGCAAAAGCTGAAGCCGCCAACACTGCTAATTTGATTGACTTATCACAACAAGCATCATTGACAGAACAATTTAATGCAGACTTTGGTGGTCAGCAACCAGTACAAGCATTCGTAGTAGAACAAAATGTGACAAGTTCACAACAACAAGTGGCACAAATTGAACAACAATCCAAACTTTAAATTTAAAACAAATGACAAAAATCGTTGAATTAATTATTTCAGAAGAACAAAAAGAAGACCAAGATGGTGTGTTTGCCATCAGTCTTGTTGAAGACCCAGCCATTGATGAATATTGGGTGGCATTAAGTAAAGAACAAAAGAAGTTGAAATTTGCAAAAGTAGATGAAGACAAAAGACTTTTGATTGCACCAGCACTTGTTCCAAATAAACACATTTTCAGAATGGCTGATGATGGTTCTGACTTTTATGTGTGGTTCAGTCAAGACACTATCAAGAAAGCATCTGAATTGTATATGAAAAGAAATCATCTACAAGCAACAACACTTGAACATGAAAAAGATATTGATGGATTGTGTGTTGTTGAATCGTGGATCAAAGAATCACCAATTGACAAATCAGTAAAATATGGATTTGAACATTGTCCAATTGGAACTTGGTTTGTAACAATGAAAGTTGAAAATGATGCTATCTGGGACAAAGTGAAAGATGGTGAAGTTCTTGGATTCAGCATTGAAGGTTTCTTCACTGACAAGATGCAGACATTGTCAACACAATCAACTGATGAAGAATCAAAAGTTCAGTTGATTAAAGAAATGATTGAAGAAGCTGAAACAACTTATCTTGCATCATACCCCTGGGAACAATGTATCAGTGATATGGTCAGTGAATATGGTGACAAAGAAACTGCTGAAAAGGTTTGTGCGGCTATAAAGAACAGAACTATTTCTTATTCCTTAATTCCAAAAGTGAAAGATATTGTATCTGGCGAAAGGAAAAAAGGTAAATAATATCTTTAAACTATTGGAAAATAAATTCAAATCATGGAAAACATTTACAAAGACTTGAAAGAACTTCTTGGATTTAAAGAAGAACTTTCTGAAGAAAACAACACAGAAGTCAAAATGATGGCTGAAAAAGTGTTGGTTGATGGTACAATTGTCATGACTGATTCAGACACTTTTGAAGAAGGTGCATCTGTCTTTGTGATGGGTGACAATGAACAAAGAATTGCAGTTCCAGATGGATCATACCAAGCAGAAGATGGTTCTGACATGGATGTGAAAGATGGAAAAATTGTTGCAATTTCTGAAGCCAAAGAAGAATCAGTTGATGAAGAATTGTCTGCTGATACTAAAGAAGAAACCAAAGAATCAAAACCAGAAATTGACTTGTCAAATTACATGACAAAATCAGATGGATTTGAACTTGGTAAAATGATTACTGAAGCAATTGAATTGAAGATTGCAGATTTAATAAAAGCACAAAACACTGAACTTGAAAAAGTAAAGAAGTTAAGTGCAACAAAAACTTTCAAAAACACACCGAAGTCTGATGTAAAGACTGAAGTTAAAACAAGTCTATCAACTGATGATAGAGTAATTGCAATCTTTAACAAAATTAAAAACAGATAAAAAATGGCGAATCCAGTTTTAAACACACCAACTTATGCTGGTGAATTAGCACTTCCGTACATTCATGCGGCAGTTGTTTCTTCACCTACATTACATGGTGGTAATGTTACCTTATTAGATGGTATCAGATACAAAGCAGTTCTTCCAGTTATGTCTTTTGGAACATCAACTGCGGCTTTAATCAAGTCAGGTGCATGTGACTTTGACACCACTGCAACTACTGATTTAGATGAATCAATTCTTGAAGTGACTGACTTAATGGTCAATCTTCAATTATGTAAAAAGCAATTCAACACTTGGTGGCAAGGTGATGCATATTCAATCAATTCTGGTGTGCCAGATGATTATGCAGATGCAATCCTTTTATATGTTGCGAAGTATGTTCAAGCAGACATTGAACACAATATTTGGATGGGTGGTGCAACAACTTCTGGTTATGCGGCTTTTGATGGTTTTAAATTAGCATCTGGAAACACTGCTGGTGCAACTGAATTGCAAAATTCAATAGTTGACCAAACAAGTGTAATTGCTGGTTTACAAGAAATAGTGACTGCAATGCCAGCTGGTCTTGTTGGTGACTTTGAGAATACAAACATATATGTGAATCCAGCAACCATTTCTGCATACAATCTTGCAGTTGGTCAGACTGGGAATGGTTATGACAATGCGGCTGCCAATGGTGGACAAACAAACTTTGTTGGGTACAAGTTAGTTTCTTGTCCAGGCATTGCATCTGGTGAAGCGTGTGTTGGTAGCAAGAACAATTTATTTGTTGGTATCGGAACTGCTGATTCAGATTCACTTGCACAAGCAATTGACATGACACCACTTGATGGTTCAGACAACTATCGCATCACAATGCGTTGGGGTATTGGTACTGCAATAGGTGTTGCGGCTGATGTTGTTTGGTTTATCAATGATGCCTAAATATAACTGAAAGGTGATGTCAAAGTCACCTTTCATTTTTTAACTTTTAAAATAAATAAAAATGGCGTGTAGTATAACAAGTGGTCGTGGTCGGTTCTGTTGTTCACAAGTAGGTGGTATCAAGAAAGTCTTTCTTGCATCATTTGGTGATTCTGGAAATGATGCAATTGTCAGTGTGACAGCAGACTCCACAACGGGTGTGGTTTCAGATATTGATGCAGATTCTGGACAAGTTGAATTTTTTGAATTTGAGTTGGACAGACAATTGTCATCATTCAATCAGACAATAGTTACTGGTTCTGGTGGCTCAGTTGCATATCAACAAGATTTTGAACTTCACATGTCAAATGATTCTGAAAAATCATGGGCGTTAATGCAACAAATTGTTGAATCATTAATGACCGTAATTGTGTTGGACAACAATGGTGTGTATTATCTTTGTGGTGTAGAAAATGGAATTGAATGTTCTGGTGGTACTTATGCACATGGTGGTGATGTAGCTTTCACAGACTATGTTGGATATGTTCTAAATTTTACTGGAACAGAATTGAAGCCAGCATACAACATGAGTACAGCAACTCCATTCAAACAATGGACAAATGCAGAACTGACCATTGGAAGTAGTAAATACAATACTTGTCAAATATAATTGTTTAGTTGATTAATTAATTGAAAGGTGGTGGAATTATCCATCACCTTTTTTTTATCTTTATATTATGAAAATTAAGAAAGAATTTATTGGTCAATCAATTTACAAAGGCAATAGAAGAATAGATTTGCTTGAAGTTGTTGATGAAAGAACAATGGAAATGTTGAAAAACGAATTTCCAAAATATCTTGAAGCAGATAAGCCAAAGAAAGCACCAAAGAAAAAAGAAGTTGAATCTGAAAAAATAGATTAACATGTTGCATTTAAGAAGTTCAAATGGTTATCAGAATATATTTTCACTTAATGTGTTTCAGAATCAATTTGGATCATCAATCAATGCACAAGCATGGACAACAAACACACAATATTTAAGAACTTCTGGCATCAATCAGTCTGGTGACAATCAATTTTGGTATATTAATTTTATTGACCAGAACACACAAAAAGAACATTGGACACTACTTGGTGCAACACAATTTGGTACAGATAATTTTCCAAGAAGCAAACAATTTTATTTATATTGTGATGGTGGAAAAGACCAGTTTGGTGAATTGTTGCAATATCACATTGACTTGACTTCAAATGGATTGTTTGATTTCAAAGTGTATTGGAGTGATTCCAATTCTGCAATAAGTCCAACAGATAGTAGCATCCAGGCAATGGTTTATTCTGGAATGGCGTTTGTTCACAATGATAATTTTGTAAACAATCACTATCAAAATTCAACAAATGGTGTTGAACAATTAACAATACCAACAACAATCGCATACAATGGATAATAAAGAATTTATGTTTTCGGCAATGGGTTCTTCTTATGATATGACTGATTCATCAGAATTTGAAAAGAAAGGATTTGACTATATTTATTATGGTGCTGACAATCTGTTTCCACAACACACCAACATGTTGTATAAGAATTCAAGCACACTGAATGCACTTGTAAATTCAATATCTGCTTGGATATATGGTGGTGGATTGGATGCTGATGACAAGTCAGAACACATTGAAGAATGGACATCACTTCAAAAACTAATCAATCAAAAGATTGGGAAGAATGATGTTCAATTGATGTGTATGGACTTGAAACTTCATGGTGGTTTTTATCTGTCTGTTTCTTATTCAATTGATAGGGAATCAATAACAGAAATTGAAGTCTTGCCATTTGAAACAATGAGAGCTGGACACACAAATGAAGATGGTGATGTCACAACTTACTATCATTCATACAATTGGGAAGATGGTAGGCGTGCCAAATACACTGAACTTCATGCGTTCAATCCTAAACACAAAGACATGCAACCAAATCAAGTGTTGTGTGTGAAAATGAATTCAGTTGGCTCATACTATTATCCAAAGCCAGATTGGATTGGTGCATGGAACTATGCTGAACTTGAAGCAAACATCAGTCAGTTTCACTTGTCAAATATTGAACATGGACTTGCACCATCATTTGTCATCAACTTTGCAAATGGTATTCCAGCAAGGGAAAAGCGTGAAGAAATAAAAAGAACAATTGAAGCAGAATTGTCTGGTTCAAGAAATAGTGGAAAATTCCTTTGCACCTTTTCAGATGGTAGAGATACAACACCAGAAATCACACCAGTTCCATTGTCTGATGCAGACAAACAATTCCAATTTTTATCAGAAGAATGTTCTAAAAAAATAATGGTTTCAAATCGTGTGGTTTCACCAAGACTTTTTGGAATTATTGATGGCGGTGGACTTGGAAACAATGCAGAAGAATTGCAAACTGCATCAGCTTTGTTTGAACAAACGGTGATTGAACCTTTTCGTGATGTGATAATTGATGCATTGAAGATGATAATGGCTGAAAGTGGAATGACACTTGACTTGTTCTTCAAGCCTTTTGATTTATTTAAGACAGAATTTGCAGACACAGAAGCAGAAGTCATCAATGAAGAAGTGGCAACAGAAGTGATTCCAGATGCAAAAGCAACAATATCAGATGAAGTTGGTGGAATGGTTGACAAGGTTGAAGAAGAAGAAATTGAAAAAGTTGATGCATCTTACAATGGCGCACAGATTAGTTCTGCAATTGATATAGTTGCAAAAGTTCAAGAAGGTATCTTGACTAAAGAACAAGCAGTTGTTTTCTTGGTTCAGTTTCTACAATTACCAGAAGAAGTTGCAAAAGGATTCTTTGGTGATGATGGTTCACAATTGCTTGAAGCAATGTCATCAAAAAAAAAAGATAAAAGACCAAAACTAACTGATGAACAATCTGAATTCTTTTTGTCAAGACTTGAAAAGTGTGGTGAAAAGAATGATGATGATGCATGGGAACTTCTGATTGAAGAATCAATTGACACCACACAAAAGAACTTTCACAAGTTTGCCAATAAGATGCCAAGAAAATCAATGGCTGATCCAGATGGAAAATCAGAACATGATGCTGGAATGTACAAGGTCAGATATTCTTATCAAAAGACAAACAATGTTCCAAACAAACCAGGCAATAAGTCAAGAAAGTTTTGTGACATCATGATGAACTGGTCACAACAAGGTCTTGAGTGGACTTTTGAAGACATTCAACAGATGTCTGATGATGCAGTCAATGGTGAATTTGCAATGAAAGGTCAATCAAGATATGATTTGTTTGAATACAAAGGTGGATGTTATTGCAGACATGGTTGGATAAGAAGAATATATTTCAGAAAAAGAAATGTTGATGGAACATTCATGCCATCCAAAGGACTGGACAATGAAGTTAGAGTTGGAAACAATCCATTCATTAGACAAAAAGGAACTGAATCAATTGCACCTTATGACATGCCAAAACATGCAAAGGTCAATCCACCATTTATGAAAGACTAAAAACATGGGACTATCAGCACAAGTCATCTTTATTGATGCATCATACATAAAAGCATATTCACACATTGATGGAAGTGTGGATGAAAAAGACATGTTGCCATCTATTATTCAAGCACAAGATTCACAGATTCAACCAATACTTGGAACTGACTTGTTTAATGCTTTAAAAACAAAAATCACTGATGGAACAATTGCAAATGATTATGACACTTTGTTGAATGATTATGTGCGAATGGCAACACTGAAGTGGTTCTTGGTTCACTTTTATCCATACTTGCAAGGCAAGATTATGAATGGAACAATTGGTTCAAGAAATGTGGACAATATCACTGCACTATCACAAAATGAAGTTGCAAGATTGGTCGACATTGAAAGAAGCAATGCACAATTCTATTCAGAAAGATTGATTGAATACTTGCAAAACAATTCATCATTGTTCACTGAATACAATTCAAATTCTGGTGCAGACATGAATCCAGAAACACAAACTTATTCAGAAGGTGGTTTGACAATATCTGGCAAAAACAGAAGAAACAGACTTGCTGATTGGAATTGTTGCTTGTAATGGCTGGAAGAAAAAAAGGTTGCAAAAGCAATCAAGAAAAAAGAGAAATCAACAAGAAATTGTTGGAACTATATTTGAAAAAAAGACATGGAAAACAAGCTGACAGAATTAATCGGATTTAATTCAATCAATCTTGGTGCAATATCACTTTCATTTATGGATGTTGAAAGCATCTTGACAATTGCAGTGTTGATTTCTGCACTGGTGTACAACATTAAAAAAATAAAAAGTGACAAAGTTTAAATATTTTACAGAAAAAGAATTTCATTGTGATGGTGTAAATTGCTTTGATTTGATGAATCAAGATTTGATTGAAAAATTAGACATAGCAAGGGACATTTGTGGATTTCCTTTTCACATCACTTCATCATGGCGAAGTCAAGAAAAAAATGCAAAGATTGGTGGTGTTAAAAATTCAGCCCATTTGACTGGAAATGCAGTGGATCTTGCATGTGAAAATTCAACAACAAGAATGTACATGATTGAAGCATTGTTGACTGCTGGATTCACAAGAATAGGAGTATCAAACAGATTTATTCATGTTGATGTGGATGAAGAACTTCCACAGAATGTGATGTGGACATATTAAAAAAAGACTATGAAAAAAGACATTTTAAAAAGTGCTTTCAGCATTATACCAGATTTACTAAAAGACAAGAACAAGAAATGGTCAGCAAAAAGAACAATCAGTGGTGTACTTGTTTATGTTGTTGCTGATTATGTACAAACACATCCATTGTCATGGATGGTTGTTGCGTTCACTTTGGTTGCAGTTTTACCATTGTGCTTGTCATTCTTTGAAACAAATTGTGAAACTTGTAAAAAAATAGAAAATGTCACTGAATGATGCACAAAAAAGAAAAGCAAGAAACTATAAAACAAAAGGTCTTGCAGAAGAAATCACACCAAATGACAGAAGTGATTTGGATGTGACTGGTTCAAAATTGTTCATTGGAACTGGTGGTGATTTAAAAGTTGACACAATGGAAGGTCAGACAATCACACTGAAGAACATTGCAAATGGAACTTTAATTGACTTTATAATGGTCAAAAAAATACATGCAAGGGGAACAACTGCAAGTGATATTGTTTCAATCTATTAATGCAATTCAGACCAAGATGGTCTGATAATATTAGACCATACATACAAGAATTTAGAAGACTTCCAAAAAGTCAACAACTGCACTTGCTCAAAACAATGTTGCAGTCTGACAAGATTGAAACTTCTGAAAACAAAAAGCATTTAAACATTGTATCAAAGTCAAGTTCCAGAATCAAAACACTGGAACAACTTCTTCATGTTGCTGAAGTTGACTTGCAAAAGTACCATGTTGACAAGTACAATGTCAACAAGTGGGAAGTATCTGCCCAAATTGATGGACAGATGGTCACTGAAGAACTATTTCAAGTCAAAGCATCACTTGTCAAGAATAAGACTTTACAGACAAGAAAAAGAATCATTGATGAACTACATCAAGACTTCAAAAATCATTCGCCTAAAGCGATAAAAAGGACACACACTGGTGGGAAATACATGCTTGAAGTCAACATCTTTGATTTGCACTTTGGAAAATTGTGTTGGAATGGTGAAACTGGTGAAGATTATGACACTAAAATTGCATCAAAAAGATTTCATTCTGCAATTGATGACTTGATTCAAAAAGCATCAGTGTACAATATCAGCAAAATTCTGTTTCCAATTGGAAATGACTTCTTCAATTCAGACAATCACAAGAACACAACAACAAACTTGACACCACAAGATGAAGATTTAAGATGGATGAAGACATTCAGAAATGGAAGAAAGCTGATTGTTGAAGGCATTGAAAAGTTGACACAAGTTGCAGATGTAGATGTTGTCATTGTTCAAGGAAATCATGACTTTGAAAGGTCATACTATCTTGGTGATTCACTTGATGCATGGTTCAGAAACAATCCAAATGTCACAATTAACAATGATGCAACACCAAGAAAATATGTCAAGTATGGATCAAACTTGATTGGCTTGACACATGGAAACAATGAAAAGATTGCAGAACTTCCGTTGCTTATGGCATCAGAAAAGAAGAAGATGTGGTCTGAAACAAAGTTTCATGAATGGCATCTTGGACATCTGCATCACAAAAAGCAATTTCAGTTTCAATCAGTAGCAGAACAAAAGGGTTGCACTATTAGATATATGCGTTCACTTTCTGGAACAGATGCATGGCACAATCTGAAAGGATATGTTCAGAATATACAATCAGCAGAATCATTCATCTGGCACAAGACTGATGGTCTTGTCTGTCATCAATTCTTTAACTTATGAGAATAGAAATAGGACTTGGTATCTTCAAGGGTTTAATGTTTGGAATAAGACACTTTGATGAAACAGAAGAACTTCCATATTCAGAAGTGCAAATCTTCTTTTTAATGTTCAGACTGGACATTTTTTTCATTCCTACATACGAAGAATAACAAGTGATTCAGACCAATCACAAAAAATACTTATGCATTTTATTGTTTAAATATTTGTACAATTAAATTGTCTTTTGTAGATTAGCAAAATATTAATTAAACAAAACAAAATGACAACACAGAATTTTAAAGTTAGTAAGTCTAAAAAATATGAATTTTATACTGAATACACTATTTGGTTTAAAGGAACAAATAAAGAATACATCTGCAATCACAATGGTGGTCTTCCAAAATTAGATGGAAAAAGACTTTCTGAAAGATTAAGATGTGAATTATCTGATTTATTAGAAGAACACTTTTTAAATAGTTTGTCTTATGTTTAAAAACTGCTTAATCAAACAAGTGCTAAAACAAGCACACTGCAAGAAGGTATCTTTGGAAGTTGTCCAAAGGTATCTTTTTTTGTATTACAATATTAATGTATCAATGTTTTCACTTCGCAAAAGAAAGACATTGATGACAATAATGAATCAATTATGATAAAAGTTGGAACAGATTTCAGTGGTGTTGGAAGTCCCGAAACTGCATTAAAAAGACTTGGAATTGAACATGAAGTTGAATTTGCATGTGACATTGACAAGTATGCAAGAACATCATATCAAGCACTACACAAGCCAAAGCAGATGTTTGAAGACATCAGCACAAGACCAATGGAGTTTCCACAACTTGATTTATATGTTGCGGGATTTCCATGTCAATCATTTTCCATAGCTGGAAAAAGAAAGGGATTTGAATGTCCAACAAATGGAACATTGTTTCACACCTTGTCAGAATTCATCCGAATCAATCAACCAAAGTTTTTCATTTTAGAGAATGTCAAAGGTCTTGTCAATCATGATAATGGAAGAACATTTCAAATCATTAAAGACAAACTATCTGGAAATGGTGGTTCAGTCAATGAACAAATGTTTCTGACTGACATTGATGGTCTTGGCTATCATATACACTATAAAGTATTGAACACAAAAGACTATGGTCTTCCACAGAATAGAGAAAGAATATTCATTGTTGGATTTAAAGAACCAAGACAATTTTCTTTTCCAATTAGTGAACCGTTGACAATTAAATTGAAAGACATTCTTCAAGACAATCCAAATTCAAAATACAGATTGTCAAGTGTTGCATATAAGTATTTAAAAGAAAATCAAAAGTTTAATAAATTCAAACCATTAACTTCTGAAAGTGAACATGTTGGTTGTTTGACTGCAAGATGCAACAAGGTTTCAGCAAACAACAACTTTATTGTGGTAGATGAAAAGTATTATTTGTCTGACAAATTAATTGAAGGATTTAAAAAACACAAAGACAGACACACAGAAAAAGGAACTGGATTTCAATGGTCACCAAAAAATGGTGATGACATTGCTAATTGTTTAAGAGCAAATGCAAGTCTTTGTCCAACAGATAATTCAATCATTGTACATTCAACACACACAAGAAGTTCAGAAAGACCATCAGTGAAGAAAAACAAAAATTCTGGTGGTTCTGGACATCTTTCAAAGTCTGATGGAACAACTTATTGTCTTGACACACAAAATTCTCAAGCTGTTGAATCAAACAAAAAAATAAGAAGACTAACACCATTAGAATGTTTCAGACTTCAAGGATTCACAGATGAAGAACATTCAATCTGTCAAGAAGTACAATCAGACACACAACTTTACAAACAGATGGGGAATACAATTTCTGTTCCAGTCATTCAAGCAATACTTAAAAACATTTACAATGCTTAAAAACTTTGAAGATAAAACATGCAATCTTTCAGAAGAAGAATTGCAGATTGCACAATCAGTCATGAAAGGGTTGAAGAAGTATGTTGGAAAGTCAAATGCAATTGCTGGTTCAAAGATTTGTTCTGGCTTTAACAAGAACACCAAATTCAAATTGCAAGGTGTTAGACTGCGTAAAATCATCAATCATTTAAGAAATCAAGGTGAACCAATTTGTTCAAGTTCT